TCCAAGGAAGTTTGTCTTCCGAGCCTCCGGGGTCGTCCGCTGCTTACTAAGCAGCAGACAGTGCCCTTCCCTTGCGGGAAGGGGCGGCAGCCATGCCGCACACAGTTAAGACCTCAGATGCCACCCAGCTGCGGCGCTCTCGCGTTACAGCTTTAACTACCCTGCCCAGCAGTCCCCGTGAGGGTTCTGCCAAGATCGACGCATCAGTCTTAAACGTAAGCTGGTGCAGCGATTGGTGGGAGTAGTCCGTCCCTACGCGTTCTGTTGTCTCGTTCTTCGAAGTATACGAAGTAACAAGAACCTCTTCCCGTTGCAGGTTATGGTTAAATCTCGACTTGAGATGCCCCACTTCCGTAGACGAGAAAGAGATGAGCGCGCAGGCACCCGACTCGGGCCTCACAACCGGTAAGTTCTTTACTGTAACCTCCGGTAGTAGCGATGTCAGAGCATGAGCTGCCCGCCAATATCCTTTCAAGAAGAGGTTATTGGAGGACTCGATTATGCTAAGACGCCCGACGGGTGTTGTAGGGTCTAAGTGCCTAGGCTTGACAGGGGTTACGTTATACCCCATGAAAGCATCAAAGCCGCACGATTCCCGGAAAGGAGCATCAACAAACGTTTTACGTTTGTTTATCTTCAATCCCAGTAGGTGCAGCAGGCGCTGTAGACCAGCATACCCTTCTACGGGGACAACAATGTCATCCCCGTAGACGCGAGTCTGGTTACCCCACCTTGCGAGTTGACTATCCAAGCGAGGCCGTCCTGGTAGAGATGCCAGGGCGACACAAGCATAGAAAATCGACTGTACAGGAAAGGTAAGAGCCGAACCCATCGTGCTGAACTTGCGTAGGAACGCATGATCTATGTCGACCCGTCTTGACGGTCCGACAACACGAGTCCTGCAGGAGTGAAATGCGCTGAGAATCGAAAGGTTCGACGCCCATGCACGTTCAATAGCCCAACAGGACAGACGGTCACTGGCAGAGGACAAGTCCACTGTTACAGTTTTCCGATCTAGGGAACCAGCGGCAACCAAAGGATGAGACTTCGACTGGTCACGGAAAGATATGATTTTTCCGTTAAACACATCCGGAGTTCTCTCCTCAAGGAACGCCCGAACGAGTTGTTGGGTCCATTGATAGTAAGAGGGCTCAGAGGCGATCAGCCTCGGTCCTTTAGCTGTCTTTGGAACCATAATCAACTTGCTAGGATGCTCTAGGTTGAAAAATACTTCTCCAACCTCTTCCGGACGTTGTCCAAAGAAGTCGATGGGGAAGTCTCGCTGGAGTTTGTCTGGCCAATTTCGGAAGAAGTATTTCTCTTCTTTCGAGGTCCGGTCAGAGACGGCACCAGGCCCATTCTTCGTGCCACTCGCACGGCGATCAAGACCAAATAGACGAGATTTCTCATAGTCTACTGGCTCGAACAAGCCGAAGCGAGTCGATACGTCTCGACATATTGAGTCGAGCCGTTCAAGGAGATCGGTGTCCTCTCCACACACTCCGTCTGCATCGTCCTCAAAGAGGGCGGGGTGTAGACGGGTGCGGGAGACGTCGTCGAGCATGCCCCTAAAGGTAAGCTCAGCGACAGACACAGAAGCGAAAGGATCGTCCGAGGCCCAATCAAGGGTCGGAAGACGCATTTCACGCTCGATACTGCAGAATTCATTGACAGCATCCCTTTCACGGGAAGTTGAGCAAGGAAGTTCTATCTTCTTCGCGAAGCAAAACAATTGCCTCAAGAAGTCGACAGCTGTAGGATCAGGCTCCTGGCGCAAAGTGCCATCGTTGTGAAAGACCCGCAACCAGAGTCCCCTAAATAGACAGGGCACTCTGATCCGATCAGACACTCTCTTCGTGAGAGCGCCAGAAAGGACAAGGCGGCCAGACTCGAGAGCATCCGTGAGGATGCCATCGAGGGCTGGGAGGTCAAGGGTTAGAAGCCCTACGCCTCTATTCGCAACAAGGGAAGCGAGCTTAGCTTTATCTCGGCCAAACTCACTCACCAATGGCGGGTATGCTAACTGCGCATCTGTAAGGATGGCAGTTACTACTGTATGCACTATGGATACGAGGCTTTTCATTATAGTCTCCTTCGAGAGTTATAATCCAAGCCCCAACCCGTTCCTATCAACTCCCAGTGAAGAGTCTTACGACTCGTAGTTCACTAGCTTGGTAAGGTTAGCTTCCGAGAGGAAAGCGCCGAACCCAGCTGCGAACTTCACCGGATCGACGATGGTGTCCACGCTCTGGTTTTCCAGAACCGTGTAGACCTTGCGAACCGTGGGAATTTCCGCCGGAGCGACCGGAAAAATCGTGTGCTGCAATTCAACAGCATGACGATCGACCGTACGCTTCGTGTTCTTATCGAGATACGACGTATTTCGAATATAGAACCGGAACTCGTCAACGTTGGCATTGCGAAGTCGGTACTCGGAAGAGTAACCGTCGTCCTTCACGCGAGTGAGGACCTTCGCGACAGCGTTGATGGTGATAGTAATAGAATCAGGGAATGCCATTTGCATACTTTCTTGCAGAGATAGATGGTTGAGATTTCCGAAGAAGGATATCACAGCCCGGAAGTGAAAGCGTCTTTGAAGGACTCTTTCATATTCCACGACGTCTTAGCGCCTTTTCGGTGATCGATTTTTGATCGCCTGAAGATGCCGTTGACGACGTCTGCAAGGATCGCTACTTTCCGTTCGTTTAAAAACGGAAGGTGAGCTTCTAGTGATAGAGAAGACACGGGTGTACGTTTAAGATCCGTACGCTGTCTCGTACCACTCCCCTGGTCAATAGTTAGACCAGGGGATACAAAGGTATGAGTCATTGTTGCCTGTGTGATCGTGCGATTCATGATTTGAATCTTTTCAATCTTCGCACCCACAAGATTACGGTTAGCGGCAAGATAGTCGCCAACATTCGTAGTCCAGTCAACAAGCCACGAGAAGGGAATTAGTTCCCAAATCGAGGACAGATCCACAATCGTAGGCGTTATGCCAAGAATAGCCATCAAGGCTTTCGAAGCATTGCTATGATCGTAGAGCCCTAGCTTAGCACCTAGTGAGGTCCTGTCAGGAACCCACTTGCAAAAGCCCCAGACTTCAACGGTAGTTGATCGAGTGACGTGACCTTGAACCCAGGCGTCGTTGTAAGCAAACAACGTCGTCGGGGCCGAGGCCACGGCCATCGAGCTACCGCGGTAAAGTCTGCGTTTTCTCCGAATCCCAGTGCGTGAGAGATGATCAAGTTCTCTAACGCGACTTTGTAAGGCCTCATGTAACGAGAGAACCTTCATAAAGTCCCCAATGAGTGGTTTCCAACCGAATTCGAGCGATAGTCTCCCTCGGGAGATGTCTCGTCCGACGTCGTTAGAACGCTCAAGGAGGAGTTGTGGTATTTCAAACAACTCCTTAATTGCCACGGGTATATCGATATGCGGTCTTGACGGATTAGTCATTTTCGCAAGTTCGGTAGCCGAGGCAGCAAGGCTGGGTATATCGCCAATTGGTACGTCGGTATCAATATCAGTTTTGTAATGACTCCTAACAATGGGCACATTGCTCATCGTCATTCCATTGCTGATTAGTTTACCATTAATGCGCATCGGGGGTGTCTTATCCCCGAACCGCCTCATAAAGAAGTAATGACCGTTACCGGGCCAGATCTCATCCTGCACAGATTCCTCTGAGTAGGGTCCAGCCCATGTCACTCGAGCACCGTCCCAGCCACCAATGTTGGTAGCATGAGACTTGCCGGTTGGCAAAGCTGGAAGAGCTCTAATCCGATATCGGGTTACCATTTATGAGAAGTCCAATTGTCATCACAGGGTCGAGGGAAGTAAAGAGAAGCTCCTTACGAAGGGCCTTACGGCCCTT